GAACCCTGTCCGTATTTTTTAACAAATTCTTCTCTAGACATATTTTCAGCATCGCCATGCATCGCCTGTTTTAATGCACCTTCGTCTACTTTTGGATTTGTTTTTTCAACGTTGGCAACAGCATCATCAACCAAACCCGGTTGCGATTCTTGAATCTCTTTTAATTTTTGTAATACGTCGATCATTTCCATAATTATTTTCCTTTTGCTGGGTGTGGGTTACCTTTAACCGGACCTTTGTGTGCTGGTTTCAAGGGAGAAGCAGTTCCTTTTTCTTCTCTGTCTTGTAATTTTTTTTCGTCCTTGTTTTTTGTGTCTTCCTCTGCGTGAGTAATTTCTTTTCTATTTTTTAATAATTCTTTTAACAGAGACATATTATATTTGTCTCCATAATGTTCTTCTGTTTTTACTTTTGGAGCATCTCCGTATTCAATGTCTTGTAATTTTGCTACAAATGGTGATGGTTCCTTCATTTCTTCTTGATATTCTTCTGTGGGTTCACCTGGTTTCTTAACCACTATTTGATTTTTTGCTAGATTAAGATAATGTGCTAGATATTCTCTCAATTCGTGTGCTGAAACTGGATATGCTGTTTTTAATTCGTAAATTGTGACTTCTATGTTTTTCAATGAAGGAAAATCAAGAGGCATTTCTTGGATAGGTGTTTTTTTGCCTGATGAAAGTTTTTTAACCTCAAATTTTTGACAAGCAGTCTCTAATTTGCCGGCAAAATTGTCGTCTAGTTCGCCCGCAACCTTAATTTTGTAATCATACTCTTTGGTTGATTCTGTCAAATATGTTAAGAATTCACTCATAGTGTTATATTTAGCCTTATTTGTTTATTCATACCCTTGTTTTTCATTGTTCCATTGTGTTTTAAGCATTAAAACTGTGTGTATATGTAACAGTATTAATCCTTTTTTAGTAGTTTTTTCATTAATTCGTTACGATCCGAAATAATATGACCCTCTGACTCAACAGCACCTCCGGTGTCGTCCGCGCCGTCTTTATCTAACTTCATTTTTTTCAATTGTAATTCAACCATTTTTAATTTATTGGCAATTTTATTGTTTTTAGCATCAATGGCATTTCTTAACATACCCGAAGCAACTTCAAAAATACGTCCCGAATATCTAGAATCAACGTTCATTCCCAGATCCATTAAATTTTTATAACTTTCTTCCGCTTCCACTGCCAACTTATCAAGTTCCAAGTCAGATAATTCTCCAAGTCCTTTGACTTGTGGTAATGCTTTTTCTATTTTGTCAAATTCTGCGTATGTGGCTTTTAGTGCCGCGGCAGTTTTCGGATCAACATTGCTTGCCACTTCTCTTGTTTTATCTTTGTTCTGTCTGGCCTGTTCTTTTTTATCAACACTGGCAAATGCTTCTTTGACATTTGGTAAATTAAGTATGTCTTCTAATTTTTTTGTCATTTGTTTTATTTACGTGTACCTTGATGGAATAATTGTTCTTCTGAAACAATTCTAAATGTTATTTTACGTTGTCGAGCATAGGCGTTGGCCGCTTCCCATTTGGCATGATTGATCACTACCTGTGTTTTACGACCCATACTTTTACCGGCTCTTTCCATAGTGGTCTGATTCATAGGTTTTACTTCGATCATTTCCGCGTGTTTTTTGCCATTTTTATCTATATAAACTATAAAGAAATCTGGAACATAAATCGTATATTTTCCTGTTATAGGATGTCTATAAGGAATTTTTATTGCCTCCGATGCCCATTGATACACATTAGGGTGTTCATCGCATAATCTCATAAAAGAGTGTTCCCAACTTGATCTATATGTTGGTGTTTTTGTTCCAACATATTTGTTGGGATTCTTTAATATAAATTTTCCTCTTGCGAATTTTGGTAAAGACATTATGCAACTATATTTCTTGCAACTACATCTCTAGAAACTTTTGTATTTCTTACTCCAACGCTACTAGATTTGTATCTGTTGGTGTTTAATATTCTTGAAACAACATCGCTTAATGTCAAATCAGATGAATTATTTAACACATCTAATATTTCCATTACCGGTACAGAATCAATTTTGGCTTGTTGTAAAATTACATAGGCAAGGTCCTCTGCGGATTTTCTAGAAAAATTTCTTTTTACAAAAAAACCAACAGTAGCATCGTAATCGTTTACATTAAATTCAAAATTTTCAGCATATTGATTATCTTTTAACTCGTTCATAGATTTTTCTAAACTATCTTTTTCTTTTTGAGGTAGATTTGTATATACAGATGACATTATAAATTCACTTTCTCTGCCGACACAGTTATATCGTTTGTTTGCCTATTTATTTGTATGTATCCTTCAGTGACCAGTCTCGTTATATCGTTGATTGCTCTATTTCTCCATACATTTTTTTGTGCATCTGATAACCCATTATAGATCACATCACTCTGAGCAATTGTTAAATTTTGAGCAGATCCTATTTTTTGATAATAGATAAAGGATGCAACCTTATCCTGTGCCTGCGTGTTGTTTTGTAATAGATTAAATGATTCCGTTGAACTCAGATAATTTGTTGTATCAATAACAGGGTTTGAAATAACTGTTTGAACACTATTTTTTGATGTAGTAGATGTATTACCTTTTGCCAAAGCAACAGTACCGATAGCCGCCACCGCCGCTGTTCCTACACTGAAGTTTCCGATCGGATTGTTAATTGTTCCGGCAGTTTTTGCAACGTCCTGCACAGTTTCTTTTACTATTCCTTTGAGTTCTTCTTTGACAGCGTCTTTGGCTTTTATTTTTTTAGCATTTTGATATGTGTTATTTGCTTTTATAATGGCTCCTAACACGTCACCATTTTGAACACTATCAAGAACTCCACCAATTCCGTCGACTATTCCGCCTTCGCCGAATATAGAAGTTGTGCCTCCTCCCAACACACTTAAAGGAGATGGCTCAAGGTCGTAATATAAATCAGCAAACCCAGTGGCCATGTTCGGCGATTTAACTGTGCCTGCACCATACAAAACAGTTTCGTAAAACACTTGCATAGAGTTTGCCATTATTCCGCCACCGTCTGCATTGTCTAGATCATCATGACTGAAAGATCCTATAACAGGATTTACTAATAAAAATGAAGTAAATCTTTTTTGATGCATGGCAAAAATTTGTATGCTTCTCAACAAAGGTTTTCCTCTCTGCTGAGCATTATCCATGCCGTACTGTGTTGCCACTCTGTTTGTGTTGTAAAAATCGTCTTTGGTATATGTGTATTGTCCCGCAACCGGTATTGTTTGAGAATCTGCTATGTTATACTCGTAGTATCTTTTCCAAAAAGCATTAACAGTATCGGCATTGTCGTCGTGAAAATTTATAGTGACCGGTCTGTAAACAATTCTAGTACCCACATAAACTTTTTTGTTATATTGAATTTTTTCTTCTAGGTTCATATCATATTTTGGCAATTCACAGGTCTTAACTAGCATATTGAGAGCAAACTTTTCATCCTGTGAAAATTGTCGGCCCCCGACAGTAGTATTGTCTATATCAAAAACAACATGAAATAAAAATTTTTGTTTTGGTGCTAATTTAAAGTTATTATCAAGATATAATCTTGTTGCGTGGCGATAGTCTTTCATTCCTGGAAGACCATTTGAGAATCCTTCTAAAAAATTATTAATACTAGGCATACTTGTATATTTATGGTCATAAAAAAAGCGCCGTTAAAGGCGCTTTCTTTACTTTATAATTGCGAAAATTGTTAACTATTATCTTCCACCACCGGTTGTTAATGTACCGATAGTTCTTGTTAATGCTGTTCCGATTCCAGTACCTTGTGGTGTTTGTACTGCATTGTCGTATCTAATTGATAGTGTAATAGTTGCCGGTTCTGAAGTATTATAAGCCAAACTATTATAGTTTACTGATTCAACAAATGAACCATATAACTCAAATGTTTCTAATATACCCGGTGTTGATGCTCCATTACCACCATCTAACATTTCAATTCTAGTTGTGAATTTGTAATCAATTCCTGAAGCGGCAGAAGCCTGTTCAAAGAAATCAAATTGTTTCTGAATTTGTTCACCTACTAGTTTAGACACTGAGTTATTAACGTCATCTCTCATTGTAAGAGTGATCGGTTCCCAAGTGTGTTTACCAGCAATGTATACTTTTGAGTTATATACATCAAGTGTTGTGTTTTCAAATGTTAAATTTGGTCTTGTAACATCCATTACTTGTTTAGTAATTTCTGATCTAGGTGTAGAAACTCCAAAGTTTTCGAGAATTACTCTAAATCTATATTGAAGTTTCGGCATCAACAAACCTTGAGTTGACGAACTCTGGTCGTTTGCTAATGGTACTGTAAATTTTGAAAGTGTTGAAATTGCCATATTGCTCCTTTATTTACCGAGGATTAGTTACCTAGGTTTGCTATCTCCCCTGTGTTTTTGATTCTTAAAGGTATGTAAATAAATTCAACCGATTTAACTGGTTCAATTGCAATATCCACATACAATTCATTTCTATCAATTCTAGTTGCTGTGTTGTTAGTCTCGTCACAAACTACTAAGAAATCGTATAGTGCTCTTTGTCCAAGTAATTCTAATAAGAAAGACTCGATCGATCCTTTAATTTCATTTCTAGTCAATTCATCATTTGGTTCAAAAATGAAAGGTTTGGCAAGTTTATCAAGTTGTGATCTTAGATAAACTGTTAATCTAGAAACGTTAATTCTATCTAAAGCAGACGAACTAGATGTTTTAGTTAAGTTACCAAAGTTTACTATTCCTGTTCCTGAAAAGAATGTAATTGGATTAATTTTTGCAGTAAACATTGAATCTCTAACAGATTCTGTCAACGAGATTGTTTCAAATTCTCCCGATGCTGAGTTAATGTATCCTACTGCTGTTGCATTGTCGATGATACCACGTCTTGTACCTGCTGGTGCAAACCATGGAAACGCAACATTATCATTATTTGCCAATGTTCTCAAAATCATATGAGATGGTGGTACAACGATTGATGATCCATTGTTAGATGTAGTTCTTCCTGAAGGATAAAATACTCCTAAATAATCCGAACTTGATACAAGACCATCTTCACCGTTATCTGATGCTACTGCTGTGTTGTTAGCCCAATTTGAAATAGCAGTTGATGTTCCTGCTAATCTCATCGGAGTATCACCTACGATAAATGCTGTATTATTTCTGTCAGTATTTAGATTAATCATTTCTGAAATAACTTCAGGATATCCCGGACAAGCAATAACATTGAATCCTCTTTGATCTTCTCTGATTGCTTGGTTAGTGTTAATCTCTGATTTTATTTGTTCAGTAATTACTTTTCTAACTGCTTTTCTTCCAAATGTTCCAGAACCGTTGGCACTGTTAGTCGATTTAGTAACCCATCTGTCTTTGAAATAACCAGAAACTGATTCGTTGCTGTTATATCTGATGTTACCTTTACCTGAAGATCCTGATCCAGGATATTTTGCAGTTGTAATATGATTGTTTTTGTATTCTTTAACATTGTATCCAGATCTTCTTGTGTTAAACAATAAGATACCTTGAGGATATAATGATGGATTTGGTGCATCTGGATCTAAGAAGTTATCACTTAAAAGATCTTTGATCGAACTATCAGATGGTGCACCACCTGTTGATGATGAGTCTGATTTAGTTGCCGCTGTGTTTGATCTGGCATCAGCAAACACTATACCATCACCAGTAGTTTGATCTGAGTTATCAATTAATACAAAAGCATTTCCGTCTGCTGTTGATTCATATCTATAAATTCTTGGATAGTTTTCTAAATCGCTAGTATCAATCCAAATATCACCAATTTTTAATGCTGTCGCATCTGATTGTGTAGTTGGTTCTGATGCTGAGAAGATCGGACCATTTGGATCTGTTTGTTGTGCCGCATCTGCATTGTAATATGGAGACGTGCTGTCCAAGTAGCCAACCCATGTTGTTCCGTTGTGAACCATGATATCTGCTTCTAAGTTTGTGTTGTACCATAATGTACCATCTGCTGGCTCGTTTGTCGGAGCCGATGTTGATGCAACATATGATAAACGTTTCCAATTTGAAGCAACTACCATTGCTGGTTGTGTTGAATCTTCAGTGTAACCTGCCGGAGCATCGTATAAATTATCAACTAGTGTTGATGAATTTGCTGTGTATGTTCCATATGCGTGTCCATTAGCAACACCAAAACCTGCATCATCTAGAGCAGTTCCTGTTATTTGCCACATTCTAAATTCGCCGCCAAGTGCGTGTGTCATTTTGATTGCACCAGTTGAAAGTTTTTCTGCTGAAATGTTAGTTAATCCAGCACCATTTACCGCCGCAACAAAATCGTCTGCACTAGTTCCACCTAGACTGACCACAGTTGAACCGTCCCAGCCTGCTAGAGAACCCGATGCTTTTCTTGATTCTTGTATTGCAAAAGTGTTTCCGCTAGTGAATGATGGTGTTGTATTATTAGAAGTAATTGTTGTTGCTCCACCTTCGTATCTAAAAATTTGGAAGTCTTGTAATTTTGGAGTTACATCAAATGCACCCAATGTTGATTGTTCGCCTACATTGTATTGTGTGTAAAGTGTTCCTGCTGAAATGCCAGTTCCGCCATTTATAGGATCAAGTCCATAAATCGCCGCGTGGTTATTTGCATAAAGAGGAGCATCAACTACTGACCAAGAATCTGATGCACTGTTGTAAAGTTTTACACTTACGTCAGCACCAGAGTTTGGAGTGGTAGTCTTAAACCAAACAGAACCAGTTGGAATGTTACCTGCTGTTTTCCATTGTGGAATAGATGTGTGTGGAGACTGTACAAATGATGCATTCGCACCAATGGCTGTGCTCCAAGCACTAGATCCAATTTGCACCCAAGCATTGCCGGATGTTTTATAATAAGTTTTGTTAGTTACATGAGTTGTATTAATTGCATAAGAACCGATTGTACCAATTGACGTTTTTGGTGCACCTGTTGAAACTCCGCCAACTAAATCATCAACTGATGTTATGTAGATTGGAGAGATTGCTGTAAAAGTTGAGTTTGTGTTATTCCACTCAAATAAACCAGGGACATTTGATGTTAGGTCGAACCAATATGTTCCGTTGTTTGGTTTAGATGTTGGTGCTGTTGCAGAACCGATAAGTTCTGATAAATTTACGTTTGCTCTTAATACAAATGCTCTGTTGGCCACTCCTAAAAATGAATAAGCGGCTTGTAATCCGTATTCATTTATTTCGTAACCGTTTAATGCATTTCCTGATGAATCACTATAAAATTTTGGATCACCAAATGTTTCTGTTAATTCTCTTTGTGACGATACTAGGTAAACTGTGTTTGCGTTGGCAGTTTGTGTTCCAACCGCAGTACTAGTTCCTGCTCCATTTAATTTGTCTTGTGCTGTCGCTACTATTAATAGTGGAGTTGTACCCGCATCTGCTGGTACGTAAAAACTTTCATTTATAACTGAAACTTCTACTCCTGGTGATGTTAATGCCATATTTTGTTCTCCTTGCAAGTGTAACTGAATGTATTTATTGGTTTTTAGTTAAAAACGTTTAAAACTACACGAAATAAAGGTACCTATATAGGGAACGTAAATATACAATATGAAACGTCCACTTTGTAAAACCTGTAATATCAAACCCAGATCATACGGCTACAGAAAAGGTACTAAAATATATTGGAGATCTGAGTGTGATAGTTGTATACGTAAAAAAAAGAATTTAAAAACTGATAAATTTACCAAGTGGCAATTAGCAGGATACACTAAAAAAAGAAGGTGTGAGTTATGTGGATTTAAGGCATCGGTCAAAGAGCAACTTGATGTGTATCATGTGGACGGAAACCTAAATAATGTATCTGAGTACAATTTAAAGACTATATGTGCCAATTGTCAGCGTTTAAAGAGTACCCAAGAATTGGGATGGTCTATCGGTGATCTCGAAGTAGATCATTAGTGGCATCTACTATTTCTTTAATAGTGAATCTTCCAACTCTATGAGAAATACTATTGATTGTTTTATCAACGTTGTCGTTTAAATCTTCTAAAGTTCCGTTATTTTCGATCACATAATCAAAAGATTCGTCAAACCAATCCCACTCGGATTGATGAATACCTTTAGATTTCATTTCTTGTTTGGAGGGCAGTTCTCCCCGTTTTATCAGTATTATTTTGCCACCATTTTTTTTGATGGTTTTTATTTCGTTGATAAATCTGGTATCCGATATAACTGTTGATTGTCCTTTGTATCTGGCCATACAACTATCAACCCATATGGTATCTAGCATATTGCCTCTACATACTTCGGTGCCAAAGTATTGTAAAATTTCTCTGGGTGTTATTTCTTTATTAAATTTTTCGCTCCAAAATTTATCAGTTTTTTCTCTCCACAGTCGAGATTCTTTTGTGTTGCCTTCTAATAATTTTCTGTCCCATCCAAAAATATTAGATACAGCATCTTTTAATGATTTTGCAAACGAATCTCGTACAAATCCATGATGAGTGACCATTCTATTTGCCACTGTATCTTTACCAGAACCTATTAGGCCGACTAAACCAATTAACATAAAAACTATATTAACAGTTTTTTATTCTTTTTTCAAGTTCTTTTTTTATTTCTGTCACTGCTGATAACATATGACGAGTGATTTTCCAGTTTGGTCCTGCTTTTAACAAGATTTCAAATCCAATAGTAAGTTGTTTGAGTTGTCTGAACGACAATGATGATAGTTTTGAAAAGTTTTTATTTTTTGCCATAATTATGTGCCTTTCTTTGCCTGATATTCGAATGTATTTAACTGTTGATACAAAGAAATTATCTGATAATATTAGCCTATGACAAAACTATAAGGTGAGCCACCTTCTTGATAATTGTTTATTTCTTGATCTAATTTTTCCATTTCAGCAACACCTTCTTGTTTAAGTGCGTCACCGTTTAAAGTTGTTCCGCCTTGTGGACCTGCGATAGTATTAAATTTACCTCTTGCTTCTCCGAGCATGGTCTTGCATATTGCCAATGTATAATCTCTAATCCATGGTTTAGAATAGATATCTTTGAATAGTGTAATATCTGGTCTATAATTATCTGTGTGCAGAGCAACAGTTTCGTCGTTGTTTCTAGGTCTTTGAGTAATTGTTAATGTTTTTGTTGCCACATCATAATGATGTTGAATAAATGAGCCAAACATTTTTCCTACTAACTCTTGATAACTCGCAAAGGCATAGTAAGTCGCAAGTCCCCCGGCCGCTCCTGCCTTTAGAAGATATGTGTTTGTGTATGCAAGGTTGAATGGTTCGAACAATGTACCACCTTGACCGCCCTCGGTTCTAGATCCAACCGAACGTCTCATGATCTGTCTCACATTAATAATTTCGTCTGGTAATACATATTTGTTTTGATCTTTTTTTAGTGTCAAAAAAGCATAAGATTCTTCCACAGCATTTGACGATCGTTGTCTATACCTGTTTATGGCTCTTTCGAGTGCTATTTCATAGTGTTTTGGGTCTAATTCCACCTCAATCATGCCATCACCTAATGAGGTTTTGACATAATCAAATATTTCTTGTTGACCGTTTTGTAGTTCTGACATATACGTATTTACCGTAGAGTCAATAAACAATAAATATGTATGATATGCCGAGACTATCTATATACAAGCCAGAAAAAGGCAACGATTACAAGTTTTTTGACCGAAATATACGTGAAATGTTTACGGTTGGAGGTACTGACATATATCTACACAAATATCTAGGTACAAAAAATCCCACAGAAAACGATGCGACTGCAGATGTAAAACAGTACGATGTTTTGAGTGAAACCAATATTGAAGACTTACTATTTTTAGAAAATAGAAATAGAAAATATTCAGAAGACGTTTATATAGTGAGAGGCATTTACAATGTGCAAGACGTTGATTTTAACTTATCACAGTTTGGAATGTTCCTACAAAACGACACTGTTTTTATGACTGTGCATCTCAACGATATTGTGGAACGAATTGGAAGAAAACCAATGGCAGGTGATGTTATAGAATTACCTCATATGAAGGACGATTTCCCACTTCAAAATAACTCATATGCAGATCAAATAGCGATCGCACTTAAAAGATTTTACGTTATTGAAGATGTTAATAGAGCCGCTGAAGGATTTTCGCAAACTTGGTGGCCTCATCTATTGAGATTAAAATTAAAAACCATTGTTGATTCGCAAGAATACAAAGAAATACTTGACAAGAAAGTTGAAGGTACTGATAACAAACTCTCAAAATACATGAGTACATATCAGAAAGAATTAGAAATCAATGAAGCGGTGGTCGCCCAGGCTGAGGCAGATGCTCCGAAGGCCGGCTTTAACTACAAACAATATTATGTTGCACCGATAGACGAACGAGGTAATATAAGAACAGATAGTGTCAATTCCTCTTCTAATGTTAACAATGTCAATAAAACAACAAATGCAGTTATTGATACTCCAGCATCCGGACACTATGGATTTTATTATAATGGCGACGGTGTTCCGCCTAATGGATTTGAAATGACAAGTGGTATTAAATTTCCAGTTGAAAATGTAGCAAAAGGTGATTATTGTTTACGTTTGGACTATTTGCCTAACAGGTTATTTAGATTTGATGGTACAAGATGGGTGAAAGTAGAAGACAGTGTGCGTATGACAACTACAAATAATAATGCAAGGAACACATTTAAAACTGCCTTTGCAAACAACACTGCTTATACATACAATCGAGGAGTTGGTTCTGATTTTGTCAACTTACTCAAAGACGACACCGCAATTTATACAAATATAGATTGGGATTCTGATTCATCTAATGCCAATTATATTGTTTTAAGATATGAAGGTTTAGAAATTCCCTATGCCACAGCAACATATACGTCAATGCTTTCTAGTTACATAGATTCGACAAGCACAACAAAAGTTAAAATTAGTCTTCCGGTGATAAACAGTGTACAAGAAAAAATATCTTACAGTGGTTTATGGAGTGTTAGGCTTTATAACAACAGAGTCAAACAAAATCAAAGTTTAACCGGTGCTTTGACACCACAGGCGGACAATTAAGATGTTACATTTTTATGATGGTCAGATAAGAAAATTTCTTACTCAATTTGTGAGAATTTTAAGTAATTTTTCAATTGACATGGGCAAAGATGGTGCCGGAAATCAAATTTTAAGACAGGTACCTGTATCTTATGGAGACATCACCAGACAGGTTGCAAATATTCTAAAAAACAATTCGGAAAATACATTGGTATCAGCACCTAAAATTTCTGCGTACATCACAGGACTTGAATATGACAGAGAAAGAATGCAGAATCCCTATCATATCGAAAAACAACATCTACAAGAAAGAGATATCGGTGCAGATGGAAATTATACCTCTACTTTAGGCCAAGGATATACTGTTCATAAAGCGATGCCTTCGCCTTTTAGACTGAATGTAGCGGCTGATATTTTTACCACAAACACAGATATGAAATTACAGATAATGGAACAGATTTTATATCTGTTCAATCCAGATTTTGAAATACAAAAATCTGACAACTATATCGATTGGACCAGTTTGAGTTATGTGGAATTAGTTGATACTACTTTTTCATCCAGAACAATTCCAGTTGGAACGGAATCAGAAATTGATGTCGCACAAATGACATTTTCTATGCCAATTTGGTTATCTCCTCCTGTTAAAGTTTCTAAATTAGGAGTGGTACAAAAAATAATAATGAGTATGTATGACGATAACGGAGGAATCAACAAAGGATTGATCGACGGAACACTATTGACAAAAAGTTATATTACCCCAAATAATTTTAAACTATTGGTGAGAGGTAATCAATTGAGTCTGCTTGGGTCAACAGGTACTAGCGTATCATCAGGCGGCGACGGATTTTATACAGGTGCAAGAGCAAACGAGTTAGATCCTTTTACAACATTTGGTCCTGCAATTAACTGGAACGTCTTGCTAAATCAATATGGAAAAATAACAAATGGCATAACACAAATTAAACTTACTCAGGAAAACGGTAATGAAGTGTGTGGTACTATATCTACATCGTCTTTAGATGATACCATCTTGATTTTTAATATCGACACAGATACTATTCCTGCTAACACAATACCATCGGTCAACAAAATTATCAATCCATTAACTTTTGATCCCACAGATCCTCCGGTAGATGGCACAAGATATTTGATCACAGACGAGATCGGAGACAGCACCGATTATTGGAAAGGTGGTCTCAACGCCTCGGTTAATGATATCATACAATATGATAGTGCCACAGATAGATGGTCTATTGTATGGGACGCTTCTGCTTTTGATTCCACAGTTGAATATGTTACCAATCTAAACACAGGCATACAATACAAATTCAATGGTATTGCTTGGGTAAAAAGTTATGAAGGAATTTATCTTGGCGGCAAGTGGACCATTGTGTTATAATATAAATTATGCAAGATAATATTGTATGTTCTGGTGCATTATTTTATGCCGTCAACACCAAACGTTTTTTATTTTTACAAAGAAACGATAGTAAAACCAAAGGACAATGGGGACTTGTTGGTGGTAGAGCCAAATCTTATGAAATGGTTTTTGAGGGGTTAAAAAGAGAAATTGAGGAAGAAGTCGGAGCATTACCTCAATTCAAAAAAGTCATACCCCTGGAATTATTCACCTCGAACGATCAGAAATTTTTCTTTAATACATTCGTGATAGCCATAGCAGATGAGTTTTTACCAAAACTTAATCACGAACACAACTCCTATGCCTGGTGTGCTTTTGAATATTGGCCAAAGAATCTTCATGCGGGTCTAAGAAACACCTTGAACAACAAAGCAATCAAAGGTAAATTACAAACAATTTTAGACCTTATTGTTTAAAACAATAAATAGATTGTATGATTAATTTTATCAAAAAAATGTTAGATAGATCTGTACAAAATATCATGAGTTTTGAGGATAATCATTCTTCTAATAAAAAGAAAAAGAAAAAGAAAAAAAAGAAAAGCACTCGATACGGCAAGTGGGAAGGAAATTTATAATGCCAAAAAAAGCACCAAAGTTGGGAGATCCAACAGATTTCAGTTACAGAGTTAAAAGAGTCACAAAAGTTGTGGACGGAGATACTATTGACGTAGTGTTAGACATGGGTTTTGATATATTGTTTGCTCAAAGAGTTAGACTATTTGGCATAGATACTCCAGAATCAAGGACCAGAGACAAAGAAGAAAAGAAATACGGTTTAAAATCCAAAAAATTTTTACAAGAACAAATTAAAAAAGCAAAAAAAATTACAATTAAAACTTACAAAAGTTCTGAAACAGGTAAATTTGGTCGGATACTTGGCGACGTGTGGTGTGACGGTAAATCGGTCAACCAACTAATGTGTGATGTGGGACACGCAGTTCCTTATTACGGTCAAAATAAATCGCTTGTGGAACAAGCACATCTAGAAAATAGAAAAAGAGTCTAAAAAGAACATTTCAATTGACCGCCCGGTTGAGCATTTTCAATACTGTCTTTTATTAGTTCCGTGGGTGATTGATTACTTGTTTTTTCTTTATCTGATTGTTCAGAAGATACTTCTTTTTTTTGTTCGATACTAACTGTGGGAGAAACTCGGCAGTCGTTTACTCCTGTACATCCTACAAAGGTTATAAACAACACGATCAATAAAAACTGTTTCATGAAATGAAAAGTATACTGCTGGGCAGGACCCAGCAGTATTTTACTGATTATTTGTTAGACACTCCGTTAAAAAAAGCACTAGAAAGTTTTTGTACATCCTCTTGGTACTTTTTCCAATTAGATTGGATATTTTCAGGTTTCCACGCATTCTGAACGTTTTCGTTGAACTTCTTCACGCCTTCCATCAACATCTGGGTATTTTCTGCCACAGACGAACCATTAGTTACGAACTCATTGAATTTCTTTGCGTTTTCAATGATGTCTTCCGCACTGATAGTTGGGAATTTAAACTCAGTCACAACTTGATCACCATCTTTTTTAGATGACATTTCAAATTCGTTAAGTTTAATTGAATAGTTGAACTGAGCAATATCTTTGGCTAGTCCTAATAGGTCGGCTCTGATTTCATAGCCGTTTCTTGTTTTAGTTGACATAACATTTCTCCTTTGTTTGTGTTTGTGTGTGT